CAATACATACACGCATAGAGCAAAGTTAGGGCAAAAAAAAGAACCCTGCGCCACCATACGCAGGGTTCAACAACCAACCAAAACTGATGCTAATATAGCTATCCTTCGAGCGTTTGTGTCGATGAGGTGACAGCGTTTGCCGCGGCAGCCGTAACCTCAACGCATGGCTCTTCTTCCATGCCAGTAAGCGTCAACTCATAGCCGCTTCTATCACCCATCGCCGTACCTGTCTGCGATGTTCCAGCACTTACTTCGATGCCGTTGTTCTTGCCAAGTAGCCAATACTTGCCGTTTCTATCTTTGACGATAGCCATCATACGCGCCGTAGTCACCAGCCTCAACTCGTTGCGTACAGCCTGCTGCAGCTTGTTGATGACAAGCGTAGCCTCCTGCTGATAAAAGACCGTGCCGTTCTCCGTTGATGCGTTTATCGTTTCCGTGAACTGGCCGACACCTTTCGGCAGTTCGTATTTGTAGAAGCCGCTGACACCTGCACCTGTTGTGCCGCTGCCAACGCTTCCAGTTATCGCTGTCACCTGCGATGACGCGTTAGTGACTATGCTTGTGACCGCCGTGAATGGCGCAAGCCTAATCTCCGTAATGCCGCCCACGTTGTCGCGGCATCCTAATTTATATCCAGTTGTTAAAGCGCAAGGCATATCTATATCGTTTAGTTATTGACAAAAGAAAAGAAGCGGGGAGGGTTGCCCCTCCCCACGTCATCATCCTGCAGGTGTAGTCGCGTTAGACGCTTTATACAACACCATCTGTTCAGGGAAGGCAAACTGCACACCGTACTTAAACGCTGCTTGGAAGCGCACTTGGTCATTGTCGTAAGATGCCCAAATGCGGAATTGGTCTTCGTCGGAGAGCAAGTCCGTGCCGTAATACAAGTTCTCAAGCGATGTAGCAACGATCCTGCGCGTGTTGTTCATGCCATTCACCGCAACGACTTTCAGGTTCGTGCCGGGGAAGAACATCTCGCCGTTGCCAAGCTGCCCAAGATCGCCCTGATACAGGTTCAACCCTACCAGCTTGTTAGCTAACAAACGATACACGTCCCATCCGCAAAAGGCAACAAGGTCAGGCTTGCTGACGATCGCAACAGGGATGTTTTGATATACGTTTTCAAAAGCCGAAACGATTGTCGCATCGCTGAACGCAGCACCTGCCAATGATGACACGATAGACGCTGATGCCGTGGTTTTCTCCATCAGGTGCAGAAGTCCTACGGTCTTGTTCAGCGTAGCGTCACCGCTTATTGTAGCCGACCCTCCAGTCCATCCCGACGCGCCTGTCGCCGATGTCGACTGCCAAATAGCAGTCTCGATGTTAGCGGCGATCTTCTTCGCCTTCTGCGTTGCGAAAGCCTGCTCAAACGGCACACCTTCATAGTTGCTGCCTTGCGAAAGCTGGGTGGCAAGCCACTTGGTTTCCAGTTCGCGAGGACACAACTCCTCTTGTACCTTGACACGCGCAACGCTGATGACGCGCTGGCTGAACGTGGTTGTGCCGTTAGCGTTCCATGCGCACGCTGTGGCAGATTGAAACACGGCGTCGGTGTCCATAAGGTTCAACGCCTCTTGATTTTTCACGCCCACGCGCTTCTGCATGAGCGACTGCGTTTTCGCGTCGAAAACGGCAGTGGTCAACAACGGGAGCTTATTCTGCTCAACGTAGTCGGTTAGTCCTCCAATTGAAAATGACATAGTTTATTTTTTAAGGGTTTTTAGGGTTTCATTCAATTCTGCAAGACGGCTGGCGCGGCTCATCTTCACGGATTCAACGACGGCGTCACTTGCTCTTTTCTTCGGCGCAGCGGTAGGCATCTGCGCCAACGCTGATAACGCCGCGTCAATGGTGCTGAACCTCGCGGCGTTAGCTTCAACCTCGCCGCCCATCTTCGCCATCATCTCCTCGACCTTGGCAGCCAAAGCAGCGATAGCCGCCTCCATAGCTTGCATCCTCTCCTCATGCGGATCAGCAGGCATCTCTTCGCCTTCAGGTGTCACTTCAATCTCTACCTCTTGCGCCTCAACAACTTCAGGTGCCGGTGCAGGTGCAGCGTCGCCGATCTCGACAATCTTGCCGCCCTCGGTCGTCACCACGCCAACTTCAGGGATGCTATGTGCGCCATCGGGAGCAGGCAGCAGTCCCTCTTCGGTCACGACGTAGACGAGCGTGCCAACGGCCAACTCGCCATCGACGCGGATCATCGTGCCATCCTCCAACTTGTAGTCGCTGAACGCCAACGGCGCAGCGGCTGGTGCCGGCGCAGCGGAGAAGCTACGCAGCACGCGGGTTAATTCTGAAATTCGATCGGATAGGTTCATAGTGTTAAATATCGTTTGGTTTGATAGTATGCAAAAAACTTTCAAAGGCTTGGGCAAACTCCGCCATCGCCACCTCTATCTCCGTATCCGTCGGCTGCATCCCGAAGTAGCCTTCAATGCTGAACCCGGTGAACTGGTCGCGATCCTCCCACACTTTGTCGTTCTCAACTTTGAACGATCCGAACCAACTGCCATCCTTCGCATCCTCGTAGCCATTCGGTGGGTTGATACCGCGTTCCCTGTCAATCAGGTAACTCTCGAACATATAGACGCCATCAATGGCGGTGCTATGTTCAGCGTTCACGTTGTGCTGGTTGCCCTGCTTAAAATATTTCTGCACCATCTTGCGGATCGTCTCCTTCTGGAAGATCACGAAGTACTCGCCCCTTGTTTTGTCGCGGCGTATGATCGGCGTATCTGCCAGCATCAACGGCCCTGTTAGTACGCGCTTTTCGCCTGTTTCGGTGAATCGCATCTTCTCCTTGCTGAACGCCTGAAATGGCCGCTCAATCGCAGGGGATTCAACGAGTGCGACGTAGCTGACGCCTTCGTCAACTTCATCAATGGTCATCAGGTAAACTGGTAGTTCCATAGCGTTAAATATCATCAGTTACCTAACTGTGCAAATTCGCTGATCCTACGCAAACGCCCTGACACTGTGCGCACGTCGGATTCGACGACATACGCGCGCATACCTTGACCTTGCCCTGCGCCTGCACCTTCATTCGGGTTGGTTAGCTGGCTATTCGGGTTCATCACTCCGCCTCCCGATGCGAAGCCTCCTGTCGTTGGAGGTGCTGATCCGCCGCCGCCTGTGCCAGCTGTGCCGCCTCCGCCGCCTCCTCCGCCGCCGCCAGTGATGCTCCTGACCTGCCCGATGCTCGTCGCTGCAATAGCTGCGATGCGTAGGCCAGCGTTAATCTTCGCCATCGTGCTTAGACTTAATGCCTGCGTCACGCCAGCAGCACCAGCTGTCAAAGCGTTGGCAGGGTTAAGCGCTGCGTTGGCGTTGATGCCTGCCAGTTCCTTCTGCAAGTTTATAACAACTTGCGCTATTGCCATGCCTTTCTCCAACGCCAGCGCCGCCAACATCACTGCCTTGCTCTTGCCTCCCAGTGATCGCATAATCTCAACGATGCTACCCGATGCGGTGTTGTAGAACTGAACACGCGCCTCATTGTACGCCTTATCCCGCTGCAAGTCCTCTTGGCGTAGCTTTTCGCGCTCTGCGTATAGCTCATCTTCAATTTGTATCTGATAGTCCAGCTGCGCCCTCTGCGCATCTAACTCCGCCTGATCCGCTGCATCTTGCTGCTCTTGAATCTTGGCCGTGCGTTCAGCGCGCAGTTGCGCTAACAATAGGTTGGTCGCCTCCTCGTTGCCCTGAACCTTGGCGAGGCGCTCTTCATAGCTGGCGTCAATCTGCTCCAACTCGCGCTCGTTGGCAGATAGGCTATTCTCCAGCAACACCTGCCTGCTGTCGGCAATGATGCCGTCAATTTCCTTCTGCTTTGCGGCGGCAGCTTCCCGCTCCTGCTCCTGTTTCCGCCTGCGCTCTTCAACGGCTTTCTCGCGCTCTTGCTGCCTCTTATCCGCCTCTTTTGCGGCAGCGTCCTGCTTTTCTAACTCTGTCTTTTTAATATAGCTTTCATACTGCGCTCGCAAGACGTTATGCTGATGCCGCGCCTCCGCCATCTCTTCCTCATCCTTCGCATTTTGCAGTCGCTTCCTGCTGATGTCGAACTCCATCGCGAAGACCTCCGCCTCGGTAGCGCCGCGCTCCTTGGCGATTTCTGCGGCACGCTCCATCGACTGAATCTGACCGTCAAGGTTCTCCTTCACCTTAATGCCCAGAAATCCCTTGACCGCTGCCGTCAGTTTGTCGAAGTTGGCGATCAGCAAGCCAATGGCTACCACCGCCGCGCCGATGCCTGTCGCTATGAGCGCCAAGCGGAACGCCTTCATTGCCCCTGTGCTGGTGCCAACTGCCAGCGCATAGGCACGCTGCGCCGCCGCGTTCAGGTTGACCATCAGCGCAGAATCTTTATTCAGCGCGTTGGCGACAGCCGTTGCACCATTGACCAACGCCAGCGCCGCCTGCACCTTCATCATTGCCTTCTGCACGTCCTCACTCTCCTCGCCGAACAGCGCGGCTGCACCTTGCGCAACGGCGAAGCCGCCTGCGATGCCTTGAATTGCAGAGGTGAACGTGTCCAGCGTCCTTGTGTCCGACGCTAGCGCCTTGACCTGTGCGCTTGTGTCACCGATAGCGTCCTTCAGCGATCCTGCCTCGGCAGCCATCCGCCGGAACTGGTCGGTGTTCTTCTGGCCCGCCGCTTCGAGGTCAAGCATCTGCTTTTGCAAGTCGCGGAGGCGCGCCTTTGCGGACTGCGTCGCTTTCTGGGTGTTGTCTTCAGCCTTAATATTGACGTTGACATCTTCATCTAATTCTGCTATCGCATCTTGCGCAACAGCGACGCCGCCGGCAACGTCTTGAAGTGATGATGTGAACTTGTCCAATGTCTGCGTGCCAGACGACAGCGCCTTCACCTGCGCGCTCGTGTCGCCAATAGCGCTTCTTAAAGATTCTGCCTCGTTAGACATACGCCGAAACTGATCCGTATTCTTCTGCCCAGCCGCTTCCAGATCAAGCATTTGCTGTTGCAATTCACGGAGGCGTGCCTTCGCCGATTGCGTCGCCTTCTGGGTGTCGTCTTCGGCTCTGACCTTGACGGTGATCTCTTTGTCTACTTCTGCCATTACTTGCCTTTTATTGGGTTGACGATTTGTGGGTAATACTCACCTTGCACCTCCGCGTTGAGGTTGTAGTTGCCGACAGGGTTGACCGACTGCGCGCTGAACTCTGCGAGGTTTAAGATGCGGCGCAGCGTCACCCGGCACATGACGTTCTGCCCGATCCTGTAATCTTTGATCTCAAGCAGCCGCCACTTGATGCCGTGCCAGTAGATCGGGATGCGGAAGTCAAGCGTCGCGATGTCGGTGACCGTCAGCAGGAAGGTTGCCTCAACCTGCATCGCCTCCTTGCTTGCGATTTCTTCAATGTAGTTGCGCCAGTAGGTGTTGAATAGGTTATTGTTCGTATACGGCGTAAATCCTGCCTGACCATCCGGTAAGGCGAAGTAAAGCTGCCGCGGCATACCAAACGCCAAGTCCTGACTTGGGTTGTATGGGTTGTCAACGTGGCCGATATAGGGCAACGTGTCGCCACTCACCCAGCTGCTTACCGTGGTCTTGAAGCCATCAATCCAAAGCCACGTTTCAACGCTGCCACTTGGCGACGGCTGCATCTTGACGTAGTTATACTGCGCCAGCCTGTACCCTGTCTTCATCGTCCGTATGCTGCCATCC